CAGCCGCCATATTGTATAGCACTTGTTAGCGGTTCGTGCTTCTCAAATCAAAGTAAAATGGAAGATAAAGACGTAAAAATTAAAATGAGTGTTTGTCCCGAGTGTAATAATGCTATTCGTGTAGCGGTTGAACATACAATGGACACTAAAAGCAAGAATGAATTTGCAAAAGAAGTTATGAAATACGATTTACAAGTTAAAACAATTTCACTTGAAGAATATCGCAGTTCAAATATTCAAATGTATTGCAAAGATGATTGTTCTCGGAAGTCTGTTTAGCATGACCGCTAACGCATTGTGCGGTCGGGCAGCTTGCACAAAACCGCTGTTAGCTGCTGTTTTTTTCTCTTTGATTTTCAGTGAGTTAGAAAATAATTGAAAAATATCTTTGAAAAAGTTTGCAAGTTCAAAATAAGGTTGTATATTTGTAGGGTAATTAAAAACAAAACAATGGAAAAGCGAATAGTCAACATCAGTAAAGAGAAATTTGAAAGCATTGATTTTTCTCAATTTAAATGTGTTAAAAAGCATTTATTATCCCACCACGATATTGCAATCATTTCATTAATGAAAATGCCATACAAAGAGCGTAAAGATGTGCCATCAGGGTGTTATTACAAAGATGGATTTCTCATTGAAGTAATATCTTTTAGAGGTAAATCTTCGGTTATTTGTAGAGAATTATTTAAAGCACAATGCGAACAATATGAGGTTTAAAAAAGAAACAAGGGGAGGCACTCGGCAAGGGTCGGGTGCTAAACCTAAATACAACGAAGAAACAAAAACGGTTGCCTTTCGCTGTCCGTTGTCAAAAGTTGATGAATTGAAGTTAGTTGTCAAGTCTAAACTTTCGGAGTGGTCGGTAAAATAGCAGCTAACGTTTTGGGGCTTTGCTGTCGGGCGGGACTTTTGAAAACGAATTTGTCAACTTAGTAAAAATTAAAATATGGAAACGAAAACATCATTAAACCACGAAAACCCGCCTGCGGCAAAACCGCTGTTGGGCGAAGTTAAATTAATTCTTTTGTATGATTACAATGTAGTTGCAAAGGAAGTTATTACAATAAAGCTATTCGCTTATTTGCGTGGCTTTTTTTGGAAGTACAATATACTTTTTCATTTAAAACGAGATTTTATTGTTGTGGACGCTTAATTGCGCCCAACGGTTTTGGGCTATGCGTCAGGCGTTGATTAGAAAGTACAAAAGTATAATAAAAGTAATAAAGATGAAGAAAATAAATCAGATGATAAAAGCACTAAAGCCACGCTTGCGCATAACCCATGTTATATGCCGTATTATTTGTCTGTTTAAAGGACATAACAAAGTCAATAACAAATGTAAAAGATGTCATATTCAGTTTGGTGTCCCAAGAATGGAAAATCCTAAGAAGCCTCCTTAATTAGTTTTCTTGGGTGGTGGTTTTGGTGGGTTTTCCATTCTTGGGACTTGACCATTTTTACTTCCACCTTCTCTATGTGATATGTTTGGTTTTGGTGCTGGTTTTGGTGTCGGTGTTGTGGGTTTTTGAATCTTACTCATTGTAATATGTATTTAAGTATTTATTAGTATTTGAATTTGCTGTTTTTTTAAGTTTACTAAAAGGTCTTACATTCAATTTATTATCAAGTTCTTCAATTGCTTTTGCCGATGTTCTTAATTTGAAAAATTCTGTTGTTGCATCTTCAATACTAATTTTATCTGTATAAAGTGAATGCCAAAGTTCTTCAAGTTTATTTGATTGTTCATAATACAAAAGTCGAAGTCTACCCAAACTATCTAAATCGTCTTCTGAATGTATAATAAAATTCTCTACACTAGTTGCAACTTGCACTAGTCCTATAGCAATAAATGAAATAATAGTCGGAATTTTTGCAGATTGAAACGCACTAAAAACACCACTAGCAGAAAAAATAATTGTCAAAATTTTAAACCACTTTCTATATGTCCGTTGTCTTCCAATATACAAAACAAGATATTCATCTCCATATTTCGTATGTACAAAGTCGTACCATATTTTTATATCTATTGTCATTGTTTATCGTATTTCGGAATATGGCATATAACTACCTACTACCCGATACAAACCTTCGGCAAATACCTGTAATCAAGACGGATAACCGAAACTTTTAATAAAATAATATTTTTTATAAATAATTTGTTTATTTAAATTAATTAAACTAATTTTGAACTCTAAAACAAAATGATATGAAATTAAACGCAATCGAAACTCACGAAACTATTTGTGCTTGGATAGCAAGCGCAAATAAAGAAGTACAACTTAATGTACTAACTATTTTTATCACAGAAACATTTGCAGGCCGATTCACTAGAGAATCAAATGTATTGCATGGGCAATGTATAGATAATATGCTTGCTAAAATTGAAGCTAGAAGATTTGCTATTGGAATATGTGAAAACATAGGACTGGAAAGCATTCACCAAATGGATTAATTAAACTTTAAAATAAAAACACAATGAAAACAACAACAACAATTCAAGTTACAACAACAAAAACAGAAGCAACACAGGTTACATTACCTTATTACTCAAAATCAGTAAGCGGCTTGTATTACAGCAAAATTACACAAGAGGGGAAAACTATAAAATTTATCCCTGATAACTTGGAGATAAAAGTATTAGGATTTGAATCTAATTGCGAAATCGAAATCACAGCCGAAGAATTTAACGCAAAATTCAATGAGGTATTACATAACATTCAAAATTTTAATAAATAAACATGAGCAATTTAATAAGCACACTTCCACAAGCTATTCGAGAAATAGCGGAACAAAGAAGGACAAATGATACAGGTGATTTAATAAGAGCTTTTACTTGGGTACATACTCCCGAAGGTGGGGATATATGGGCACAAGTAGAAGACGGCAACTACAAACCATTTTACGACTTCCACAACATCATAGACCCTAGTATTATCACACAAGAAATACTAGCTAAAGCAGCAAACGAGGCGCATTTAAAGGCTAAAGAATATACATACATGAACGGCTTTAACGATGGCGTGAAATTCCTAACTGAAAAATTAAACATTAAAATACAATAACATGAGCAAGTTACCAGCACTCAATGAGAAAATGACAATCACGAAACTATTTGACGGTTCAATTGATGCCGTTCCTTTAGAACATTTAAACGTAATACTATCAACACCACCGCCTAGCGATTGGGTTAAAACACACCCATATATTAAAGGCTATCAGTATTTGCCAATTGACAAAGTAGAATATCTATTAAAACGCTGCTTTAAAAAATATCAAATTGAAGTGAGAAAAACAGGGCAATTACTTAACGCAATAGAGGTTAACGTAAGAGTACACTACTTGAATCCTGCAACTAATGAAATGATGTACCATGATGGAGTAGGCGCACAAGAATTACAGACGCAAGCAGGTACAGGGAATCTAAAGTTAGATATGTCAAATGTGAATCGAGGTGCAGTTACAATGGCGTTACCAATTGCTAAGAGTGTAGCTATTAAAGATGCTTGCGACCACTTCGGGGATTTATTCGGAGCTAATTTAAACAGAAAAGATACAATACAATTCTTCGGGGATAGTCAACTACTATCTACTATTGGGATTGATGAATTAACAGAACTATTTGAGCTAAAACGCAATGTTATATCAGCCAATGACTTACCAAATTATGAGCGAATCATAAACAACCAAGAAACTGACAAATACAAATTTTTATATAACCAATTAAAATCATTATAATGAACACAATAAGAAACGGAGCGTTTAACAGCTCGGAAATAGTCGCACTTGTCGAAATGGGTAGCCGCGAAATGACAAGCGAGGAATTAGTAGAATACAAAAAAACAAACCCAACATCAAAAGCTAAAACAATGAAATGCCCTTTGATGTTCAGTAAAGGTGGGCAAACTTTCATCAAGCAAACGAATCAAGAACGTAAGGCTAAACGAAGCCTAGATACTAACGAATCAAGTAGAGCTACAACATGGGGCAAATTAGTTGAAAGGTGGCTAATGTATGAGCGACCAGATATAATAGGACTAGAATATACCTTAACACCAAACACAACCCTAGCACACCCATTACATAGTAATTATTGGGTTGGTTCGCGTGATGGACTTAATAATAATACAAAAGCGGTTATTGACATCAAATGTCCATATACAATCGGTTCATTCTGTAATTTTGCCGATTGTATAGATATTGAGCAAGTACGCGAGGAACATACAGACGGAGATAAATATTATTGGCAATTGACCTCGAACGCTTGCATAGGTGAAACTGATAAAGCTGAATTAATAGTGTATATTCCTAATTTAGAAGACTTGGCAGCGATTCAACAATATGCGGTTAAGTTGTATAATGATGGCGAGAAAGAATGCTATTTTATTGCGAATGCTAGTTATGAAGAATTGCCATATTTGCCTAAAGAATCATTATATAAGAATAAAATTGTGTTTCAATTTGACATACCGCAACATGATTTAGATTTTCTTACAAACAGAATTGTTTTAGCTGCTAAAAACTTAATACCATGAAACAGGAACAAACACAACTAAGCAAGTATCACATCGACTTGCACATGAGAAATTTAGATAGTAAAGACTTGGAACTAATAAAATCAGTTTGCGCAAAACTTCATGTTAGCCTATACGATTTTTTTAACGTGGCTTCAGAACATTATATTTCAGAAGCCAGGAAAGTAGTTACTTATATCATGGTAGAGCATGATAATTATTATTTTGAAAAGATTATGACTATAATTAGGGCGGCTAAATTTCATAGAAGCAATATACATTATTTGTATCATCAGTCAATCAATCATTATAAGAATGAGGATAAATTCCGAAGCATTGTAAATAGTATTTTACCAATATGCCCAAAATTTACAGGGTTGCATTTTTATCCATCCAACACAAAAAACTAAAAACATGATACAATTAACAGGAGAAATGTTTGACAACCATGTCAACAAACTAAATATCTACGAATATCAACTGATTAGATTAGCTACTGAAATGATAAATATTCCACAATATGAATACAACTTTTACGGAACTAAATTCCTAGCAGTTATTTCACCATCAGTGGGTAAAAATATACTCAAATGTCGCGCGCTAATTACACTGGTATTAAGAGCTAGAAATTATACATACGAAGAAATTTGTAAAATAATAACCGTTAAGAGATTAACATGGGCTGGTTCAAGATTGAACAATTTGCAAGCATTAGAGTTAATCCGCAATGATTCTGATTTTTTTAATAGCTATAAAAATCTAATTGCAGCATCAGATGAATTTTATATAAAAAGTCCTATTTATGAAAAAAAACTTGATAAATAAATTTATTATACAATTAAATTATATATTCGCTTTTTAAACATTAAACACAAAACAAAATGAAACAACAAGAGTATGAAGATTTCTTAAAAAAGAAACAAAAAACATTTTTAGAAAGTGGATTTGAAATTGAAGAATCCAAACTAAATCCATTATTAAAAGACTTTCAAAAGTATGGATTACAAGTCGCATTAAGAAAGGGCAAATTTGCTTTCTTTTTTGATTGCGGATTAGGTAAAACATTTTGCCAGCTTGAATGGGCAAAGCAAGTATATGATAAAACAAATAAAAAAGTTTTAATACTTGCACCTTTGGCAATAGTTGAGCAGACAAAAAAAGAAGCCGCAAAGTTTTGTATTTCATTAGATAGTTTTGATATTACAAACTACGACCAACTAAAGAACATTGAAAAAATAAATCAATATTCAGGTGTGGTACTTGATGAAAGTAGTATCTTAAAGGGCAAAGATGGAAAGTTATCTAATTTAATTATTGAAACTTTTAAAAATACACCTTACAAATTAGCTTGCACAGCAACACCAAGCCCAAACGACCATATGGAATTAGGGCAACATAGCGAGTTCTTAGGCGGTATGTCTTATCTTGAAATGTTAGCTATGTTTTTTGTTCATGATGGCGGTGAAACTTCTAAATGGAGATTAAGAAAGCACGCTGAAGATAATTTTTGGAAATATATATCTACATGGTCAATGGCTATTGATAACCCTAGTAGTTTAGGTTTTTGTAGTGAAGGTTATAATTTACCTGAAATTGAATACATAGAGCATATTATTAAAGTAGATAATGAAACGAAAACTTTATTCGGTGATGTTGCTGTTAGTGCTACCGATTTACACAAAGACTTAAATAGAAGTTTTGATTTGCGAATACAAAAAACATTAGAACTATTAGATTCAAATGATAGCCAGTGGATAGTTTGGGGTTTAAAAAATAGTGAAACAGATACATTAAATAAGTTAGTATTAGACGGCATCAATGTGCAAGGTTCGGATAGTCCTGAGTACAAAGCAAAATATTTGAATGGATTTGCTAATAAAGATTTTAGGGTATTAATTACAAAAACATCAATAGCTTCATTTGGTATGAATTATCAAAATTGCAATCATATGGTTTTTATGTCTTATGATTTTAAGTTTGAGGCTTTCTATCAAGCCGTAAGACGTTGTTATAGATTCGGACAGACTAAGAAAGTTTATGTACATATATTGATTCCTGAAAGTCAAATAAATGTGAGACAAACAATATTAGATAAACAAAAGCAACATTTTGAACGAATAGGACAAATGGCTAAATATTCAGCCGATAACGATTATAAAAAAGCAAAAAGCAATGTTACTATTTTGAATAAAGAAGTTAAAACAGAAAAATACCATTTAATAAATGGGGATTGCGTAACAGAAACAAGTAAATTATCAAATGATTGCGCTGATATAGTTGTCTTTTCGCCTCCATTTGCTGAGTTGTATGTTTATTCAGACAAAGAACAAGATATGGGTAATGTGAGCGATTATAAGCAATTTGAGGAACATTTTAAATTTTTAATACCTCAATTAAAACGTGTTTTGAAAAGCGGTAGAATGTGCGCTATTCATTGCATGGATTTACCGATTCAAAAAGGTAAAGAAGGATATATAGGTTTAAGAGATTTCAGCGGGATGCTTATTAATTGGTTTCAAGACGAAGGATTTATTTATCATTCTCGTGTAACAATATGGAAAAACCCTGTAACAGAAATGCAAAGAACTAAGGCACTTGGATTGCTTCATAAAACAATTAAAAAAGATAGCATTATGTCTAGGGTTGGTATTCCAGATTATGTTTTATTTTTTAGAAACGATGGAG